GTGACTACGAGCAATCTAAAACCATTTAAGAAAGGACAAAGTGGAAACCCCGCAGGTAAGCCAAAAGGGGCTATATCAGTTATCGCACGGCTTAAAAAGAAATTCAGAGAGAACCCGGAAGAGTTTGAGGAATTTCTTGATAGATACAGCAAGAATCCAAACAACGAACGACACATAACTGAAATGCTTGACGGCAAGCCATATACCAAAGGAGAACTGGTTGTAGACTTCCCAACATCACTCATTGAAGCAATAAAACATGGAACTACCCACCAAACAGGAGATACAGGTATTTCAGAAGAAGATTCAGAATGATCCTGTATTCTTCATTGAGAAAGTATTAGGTAATCCGTTATGGCAAGTACAGAAAGACATTGTAGAAGCGGTTAGAGATAACAAGGAGGTGGCAGTTAGAAGTTGCCACGCTTCAGGTAAGAGTTATGTCGCAGGTAGGATAGTTCATTGGTACCTTAACAGTTACATAGACAGCGTTGTCATTACTACGGCTCCAACCTTCAGACAGGTTAAAGAGGTGCTGTGGAGAGAGATAAAGGGAAGTGTTGCCGGTAAGCACATCTATCCTGAGAAAGCAGTACTTGATACAGCTATCAACATCTCCCCTCAATGGTTCGCTTTAGGACTTTCAACAGACAAGCCGGGACAATTCCAGGGCTTCCACTCACCGCACTTAATGGTCTTGATTGACGAGGCATCAGACATTGATCCGCAGATTGAGGAGGCGATAGACGGACTCACGCCTGAGAAGATTGTAAGGATAGGCAACCCGCTATCAAATCAAGGAGCATTCTTTGAAGCGTTCAGAAGAGAAGGAGTAAAGAAGCTGAAGATAAGTGCCTTTGATACTCCAAATCTTAAAGGAGAGACGACAATCCCCGGACTGATAACACTTGCGGACGTAGAGAAGATAAAGGCAAAGTATGGCGAGGACTCTGATGTTTACAAAGTGCGTGTTCTGGGAGAGTTTCCTTCACAAGACGCTGAGTCCCTGTTCGGAGTAGATGAGATAGCCAGCGCCATAAACAGGACGGTAGAGGTAAAGGAAGCGTTTGAAAGTAAGTTAGGAGTTGACCCCGCAAGGTTCGGAGACGATAGAACTGCGTTTGTAATACGAAAAATGGAGAAAGTTATCTTCAAAGAAGCGTATTCACAGCAAGACACAATGCAGATAGCCGGAAGAACGCTTGCCTTGGCTAAAGAATATAACATCTTGCCTGATAATATCTTCGTTGATGTAGTAGGAATAGGCGCGGGGGTTGTAGACAGATTGAAAGAGCAGGGTTGGAATGTGAATGAGATAAATGTCGGAGAGAAAGCACAGGATGAAGAACACTATTTTAACCAGAGAGCCGAACTCTACGCAGGAAAGGTTAAAGAATGGATTAAGAAAGCTGACCTGACAGAAGATGACGACTGGTACGAGCTATCAAATATAAAGTTTAAGTTTACATCAACAGGCAAAATGCAACTGGAAAAGAAAGAAGATATAAAGAAACGAGGGCTTCCCTCACCTGATGTGGCTGATGCACTTGCGCTGACATTTGCAGAAGGCACAACCTATGTAATGCCACAAGCAACGGAGCCAGTGAAACCGTATTATGAAGATCTGGGATTTTAATATAATAAAACAATGAAGATTTTAGTTACAGGGGGGAGTGGATTTGTAGGAAGTGAGACTATCAAACTTTTAATAAAAGAAGGTCACACTGTATTCAACTATGACATAATGTCGGGCTTTGACATCAGAGACCGACAGCAGTTTGAAGAAATAGTCGCAAGAGAAAGACCTGATAGGATACTCCATTTAGCAGCTATTGCGCGCTTTGCAGACGCTGACAAAGACCCCGCACTTGCATTAGAGACCAATGTCCACGGCACACTGACAGTTGCTAGTGTAGCTTCTAAATACCACGTTCCTATCGTCTACGCCTCAACAGGAAGCTGTTACATGCCAATTAAAGGCACGCCACCTATCACAGAGAGTTTTGAAGCAGTAGGTAATTCAGTGTACGGCTGTACGAAACGACTGGGGGAGATTTACATAGAACAACAGAAGAACCCTTGGATTATTCTGCGTTACGCTCATCTTTACGGAAAAGAGAAGCGCATGCACGGACTTATAGGAGGATTTTTAGACAGAATCAACAGAGGACTTGCACCTACGCTCTACGGAGGCAAGCAAAGCAACGACTTCACTTACATTTTAGATGTAGCGCGAGCCAATCTTTTAGCTCTGACCACTCCATGGGATAAGTGGAATCAACACTACAATATCGGAACGGGAGAAGAGCTGACCGCAGAAGAAGCGGGCAAATTGGTCTGCGAAGTAGCAGGATACGAAGGGAAGATAGAAACCAAGGAGGGCAGGACGGTTGACCCCGAACGGTTTGTGTTTAGTGTTGAAAAGGCAAAAGTAATGCTTGGCTTTAAGGCCGAGTATGATTTCAAAAAAGGTTTAGAAGATATGTTTGTGACCTCGGTAAGTCGTTAAACTGCTAGTTCTTTACAAGGAGATAGACATGCGACACGGAGAAGGCACCAAGTTTTGGAAGCCTGAACTCTCCAACTTCGGAGAGAGGGCAGTCATCGGCAAGAACTGCGTCATTCATTCCCACGTCTGGATCGGGGATGATGTCGTCATCGGGGATAACGTCAAGGTTCAAGCCTTCTCGTTCATCCCTCCCGGAGTGGTCATCGGCAACGCCTGTTTCATCGGTCCCCGAGTGACCTTCACCAACGACAAGCACCCGCCCTCGCCCAACTGGACGCAGACCATCGTGGAGGAGTACGCCTCCATCGGTGCCGGTGCGGTCATCCTTCCTGGTGTGCGTATCGGAGCACATGCCAAGGTCGGAGCAGGAGCGGTCGTCACCAAGGACGTGCCTGCCGGTAAGACCGTGGTGGGCAATCCCGCAAGGGAGCTGGTCCGCACCAAGTGGGACGGAGTCAAAGGTGCGCCGTTTGACGAGCCCTTGGACGAGCGTTACCCGTCCTATCCTCAGCGAGTTTCGCAGTAGTTCTTTCCCCTGGTGCCGAGGGCTAAAATATCGGCACACCATTTATGGAAATCACACTTAAAATACCAAACACAGAGAACATAGAAAATCTGAATGATTCGGATAGACAGCAGATTCGTGATATAATGTCGGCAATCATCAGTTCAGGCGGATGCAACAGAGTCCGAGGCGGACAAACAATAATCCACTTTGACGCTGACGGAGTTTTTCAAAAAGTAGAATTAAAATACTTTCCATGGGTACGGCGTAAATAGTATGGTATAATAATAGAACCCTAACCACACCACGGCGGGAGCATTAACAAGCTCTCGCTTTTTTATATGAACACACAACAACTTGAAGTTACAGATAAAAAGATGCTCCGGCTCCAGCGTGAGAAGAAAGTCGCACGCGAACACCAAGAGCGCAAGCACGATGACTGGAACGACAACTACGAGCTTTATAGGAACAAGGTAAGGACAAACCGTCTTACTCAAAGACAGGCCGTTAATATTCCTCTGATGAAAGAGACCATAAAGACGGTTCTTTCCGCTATTGATGAAGTGCCGAATGTCAAATGGCAGGAGACATCGGGAGACGAACTCAAAGAATTGATCTACCAAGAGATGTGGGACGCCAACTTCAGAGATAACAAGCTGGACTGGATTGACCTTGTGGACAAGAAAAATGTCTTACTTTACGGACTTTCAAGCAAGATGATAAACACCGGAGACAACGGGCCGGAGATTAGCGTCTTGGACACATGGGACATAGTTTACGACCCGACCATGAATCCTTTGGATATTGAATCCGCCCGCTTTATCATTCGCCAAAATATCTATCGTTCTTTAAGAGAAATACTGGCAGATGACAGGTATAGCGAGAAAGGAAAGAATGAACTCCGAAACTGGGCTGACACTGAGGATGCGGTCATACAGAGCAACTCAAATATGGAAGAGGCGGAGAAAAGGAACAAAAGATTGGAAGCAATGGGAGTGAGCCATAGCGACTTTGCCACTTTCGGAGCGGGGGATGTCATCGTGAACTTGACCGAACACTTTACGAGGATATGGAATAAAGACGAACAGAAGTTTGAAAAGCATGTTGTTACTTACGCTGACGACTGGATGGAACTTTCTGACGAGAAGCTTGAAGACCTGTTAGGCATAGATGAGTGGCCGTTCGTTGTGTGGTATGAAGACCCCGAGACGAATGATGTCTATCCCGACGGCATAGCCGACCTTGTGAGGACACCGAATAAAATCTTAAATGTTTGGTTCTCACAGCAGGTTGAGAACAGAACCTTACAGAACTTCCAGATGCACTGGTATGACTCTACCAAGAAAGGGTTTACTCCTCAGACCTATGAGCCGGGACCGGGACGAATGCTCCCTGCACCGGGTAATCCACGAGAAACAATAATGCCTGTTGAGATTAACGGACTGGATGAGACCTTTACGGCGATTGACTACCTTACAAGAATGGTGGAGAGAGGAAGCGGGGCTGTTGCTATCTCAAAAGGAACAGGCGAAGAGAGGAATCAAACCTTGGGAGAGATAGAAATACTTGTAGGCAAAGCGCAAGAGAGAAGCGTTGCCATGCAGAAGTTCTACCGCGGTTCGTGGTATGAACTGGCTGTCAAATGGAACAAGATAATGCACGCCAATCCTCCGGGAGAACTAAGATTATTCCGAACAGGCAGAAGCGGAAAACTCTATGAAAAGAAAGTAACTCAAAAGGACTGGGAAGGAGAGTATGAACCGCTTGTATCATCTTCATCTGAAGTAGAAGCTGACCAGTTCAAAGAGATTCAGAAGTTCCAGTTTGTCCTTCAGCAATTCCCTGACAATATGGCATTGCGCACAGTTGCTCAAAGGAGAGAGCTTGAGATACTTGACCTGACACCGGGAGAACTAAAGGAGATTGAAGACGAAGAGAAGAAACTGCAGGAGATGAGAGAGCAGATGGCGCAACAAGGAATGCAACAAGGAGCACAGCCCGCACAGCAGGGACAACAGCCCTCACAACAGGGGGTGCAATCACAACAGGGCGACCCTGAAATGGATCAGTTAATGCAAGAGTTAGCAACACTTTAATATGGCAGACCCAAAGAAACAACTGAGAGAGTTTATAAACCAGCAACGCAAGGCTAAAGAGCAAGCGGAGCAAGAGCGTGTCCAAAGAAACGATGCTGACAGAAACGCCGTGCTTCAAGGTGTGGGGCAAGATTTAGCCGATGCCCTTAAACCTGTCTTGGAAGAACTTCCAAAGAGCGCACAAATCACCGAACAGCAGATAAAGAACGCCCTGACAGAGGCAATACAGGTTTCAATGCCAGAGGTCTCCATACCTGAAATCAACATTCCTGAAATTAAGATTGATACTAAGGGGCTTGAAAAAGCCGTTCAAAATGCTATCAAAGGACTAAAGATAGACTCTCCACAAGTAAACATTCCCGAATCTACATTTGAACTACCGGAGAGATTTGCGGTAAACATTGACCAGTTTGATGAGAAGAAACCGCTTCCAGTTAGATTATACGAAGCAAACGGCAAACCGTTTCAGATTGCGTTTCCTGCAGGAGCTTCAGGTGGCAAGGCCGATTTTCTGACGATTAAAGGGATACAGAATTCCGCGTGGGGTGAGTTGATAAATGCAGACGGACGGTTGAGAACAGAAAACAATACTGCAAGCTCAAGCATTACAGGAACAGTTACTGTTGACCAGCTCTCTGGCGCAAACTGGAGTGTTTCAGTTAATGATATCTTTCGTACTACAGTAGCTACAAACTTAATTAACTCAGATGACCGGCTCCGCGTTTCGGTAGAAACAGGGGGTTCAGGTCTAACTGACTCGGAACTTAGAGCAACGGCCGTGCCGGTTTCACAACTCTCTGGAGCGAATTGGAGCACGGAGGTCACAAATACGGTGACAGTTGATGGTTCTGGTGTAACTCAACCCGTGTCAGGGACAGTTACAGTATCGGGAATTACGAATACTATTGCCGCCAATGTCGTAGATTCGGGAGGTGTGCCATATACGACCTCTAACCCATTGCCAATAGATGATGCCGGAGGTTCGGTAACTGTTGATGGAACCGTAACGGCAGAACTCTCCGCCACAGACAATGCGGTTTTGGATCAGATTGAGCTTAACCAAGACACACAAACCGCAATCTTGAATACCATTGATGCAGATACAGGAGCAATTAAAACTGCTGTAGAAATTCTTGACAACGCTATTTCTGGTAGTGAGATGCAGGTAGATGTGGTGAGTGGAACAATTACTGCCGTTACAGGCATTACGAACTCAGTGGCGGCTTCTATTGTGGACTCATCGGGCGTGCAATACTCTGGCTCTAACCCCCTACCGATTGACATTGTACAAGCCCTTGACCACACCATTGATAGTATTTCGGTCCGTCAGGTATCAGGCGCAAATTATAGTACGCAAAGCAAACTCATTGCACGGCAAACTAATCCAACAGCCGCCTCAGACGCCACAGAGGTGTTTGCTTCGGCAGACGACTTGGGAAGAACACTTATGAGGCCAATTCAGGTGCGAGACCTTATCGCCACCGCATATACTTCGCTCACGAGTGGAACTGAAACGACACTCCTGGCCGGTGCGGCGTCAACTTTCCACGACTTAATCTATGTGATGTGCGCCAACCAATCTGACGTAGCGACATTTGTAGATTTCAGATGTGGTACTGCTGGCACAGTGATAATGACTGTCCAAGTGCCCGCAGAGGGAACAGCGGGTGTTTCACTTCCTGTTCCTCACAAAATGCCTGAGGTCGCACAGGCATGGACAGTAGATTTACCAGACATCACTGGGACAACTGTTGATATAACAGCCCAGTTTAGCAAAGAAATATAATGGCAACATTCAATAAATTTCAGGCGTTCGTAGAAAACCTCGCAGAGGTAATTGACGCTGACGGAGACACGTTTAAGGTAATGCTCACCAACACTGCTCCTGTGGCAACTAACTCTGTCAAAGCAGACCTTACGGAAATCACAGCAGAGAACGGTTACACAGCGGGTGGAAACACAGCTTCAGTTTCAGCTTCTGCGCAATCAAGCGGAACATATAAACTGACGCTCGCAGACCCTGCAACATGGACAGCTTCTGGTGGGACTATCGGTCCTTTCAGATACGCAGTCCTTTATGATGACACGCCTTCATCTCCAGCAGATCCTCTAGTGGGCTGGTGGGATTATGGTTCGTCAATCACACTTCAAGCAGGGGAAACCTTTACGGTAGACCTTGACGCAAGTGCAGGAGTATTCACAGTAGCGTAATGAAAAACAGTTGGAAAATCTACTACGCAGATGGAACAACTTTTGACAGCACGCAAGGCAATCCCGAAGATGCCCCCGCTATTGGAGTAATCTGCATCAAGTTCCTTTCTAAGGAACACGGCTGGGCAATCGTTGCCTTTAACGATTACTACTGTTATCGCCAGGGAGAGTGGTGGGTGGCCGAAGCTGCCGGATTTTGGCAATATATGTTCACCCCCGGGTTCAAGGTTGTTAAGTTCGGTACCACGATACCAACCTTTGATTTTCAAAGAATAATGGCACAGGCCAGAGAAGATACCTCTGACGGAATGGAGAAAATAATATGAAATCCTTACTAGAATTACTAGCAAAAATACTTAATTCTTTCCCGAAGACGGATTTTATTCTTGTTCACTGGTGTCATGTTTATCGTAGGTATGGACTAACTCCACCTAATCTTGTTGGTACGCACATTTCGGCTCCCTCGGTTAGTTCGACTGACCCAGCAACCAACATTGAATCAACCACCGCCACAGCTTCAGGAAACATCACAGCCACTGGAGGTGAAAACGCCACTACGAGAGGTGTTTGTTATGTAGAAGGAACTGGGACACCCGAACTGACTGATACGGTCAACTCTGAAAGTGGTTCATTTGGGACAGGTGCATTTTCAAGGAACTTAACAGGTCTAAGTGCAGGAACAACTTATACTTTCAGGGCTTTTGCAACCAACTCGGCAGGAACGGGATTTGGTGCGAACGTGCAGTTTACTACGGGAGGGGTTTTTACCTTAACTGCTGACGCAGGAAGTTTTACCTTAACAGGGCAAAGTGCAACTCTTACTTACACACCTAATGTTTCCCCCACAGTAGCCCTCAACACCCCAGCAGACACAGCAACGGGTATTTCTACTACTCCGACTTTAGAGTTCACAGGCACAGACCCAGGCGATGATGATGTGCGGTATAACGTGCAAGTTGATACGGTAAATACGTTTGATAGTCAAGTCGACACCACTGTTATTGATAGTGCTAGTGGGACTGGTTCGCTAAACCCAACAATTAGCTCAACGGTCACTATATATTATGCACAAGCATTTACTCACAACGGTGACCCGATAAGTCAAGTTAAATTTCCAGCAAGGAAAACTGGCTCTCCGACAGGAATTATGACAGCAGAGTTTTTTGATATCGATAGTGGAACATATGGGACAAACGCTAAACCCGCAGATAACCCAACTCCACTAGCTAGTTCAACAAATAGTATAGATATAACAACTATTACAGCGGGAGTTTTTGATGACCCGCAAGAAATTGTATTTACTTTCGACAACGATGTTGTTTCTAGTGGGGAGTATTTTGTGGCACTTAAAGTGGCTCACAGTTCAAGTGATAATAGCAATAAAATACTTGGCACAACAGCAACACACGATGGAAACCGTGCAGTGTCTGTCGATGGTGGGAGTAATTGGTCAATAAGCTCTGGTGACTTAAGTTTCGAAGTTCTTACTGGTAGTAGTTTACCACTTCTCAACAAAGTTTCAGGCACAGACGCAGGCTTTGCCAACACAGTAACGGGTGGAGATACCGACCCCTTTAATTCAGGTGAAAAGGCAGACTATGACGTACAGGCAGGTGATGAGCTTGACGCTTCTACTGAGTACTTTTGGCGCGTAAGAGCTATTGACCCCAGCGGAAGTAACACCTACGGAGACTGGAGCGCTACGAGAAGTTTTACAACAGAGGCGGCTGGAGGAGCGTTCACCCTCACAGCAGAAGCGGGCTCATTTACTCTAAGTGGACAGTCAGCCACATTTGGACTGACCAGAAAACTCACAGCTGATGTGGGTAGCTTCACGTTATCGGGGCAAAATGCTCTCTTAACGAAGAGTTATCTTGATTTAGTAGCAGAGGCAGGTTCGTTTGCCCTATCAGGTCAAGACGCCACGTTTGGGGTTACAAGGAAGCTCACGGCAGATGCAGGAGCATTCACGTTGACAGGACAATCAGCAACTCTCAACAAAACCTATTTAGATTTAGTAGCTGACGCAGGAAGTTTTATCCTCTCGGGACAAGATGCTGTGCTTACTTATGACGAAGGAGGCGAAGAGGGCGAAACAATACGACCTATTGTCACAAGAACATTAATTTATCCCGATAGACCTTTCGTCTCAGGACGATTACCAGCAGAAAGAACGATTGTGTTTTAATATGACACTTCAAGAATTAAGAGATAAAGCAGAGCCAATCCTAACTGATTTTTGGATAGCTCTGAGAGATAAGCAGAACGCATACCACGCCAAGCATGGTAAGTATTTTCAGCTACTCATCACACCTGAAACAGCGGTCGTAGACGGTGTAGATAGTGATTTCACCAAACGCTCTCCGTCAGACGAGGTGCACACCATAGATGTAGATTTTGCTTGGGCTACAAAGATACCTTTCCAGGTAGAAGTACATGAATGGGTCAGACACGCCGAGTCAGGTTATTTGGTCAGAATACGAGCGATTCTCAACGGAGAAGAATACAGAAGAGAAAGGCACAAGGGTGGTTTTGACACTGATTGGTATAAGTATATTAACGAAGAAATATAATGGCACTCACAGATAACCTAATTTCATATTGGAAACTAGACGAAGCCTCAGGCACTCGTGTGGATTCTCACGGCTCTAATGACTTGACTGACAACAACACCGTTCTAGCTGGCACGGGAATAATAAACAATGGTGCGGACTTTGAGTCGGCTAACTCTGAATATCTTTCTATTGTAGATAACGCCAGTTTGAGTTTCACAGGCGACCATTCATTCTCTTTTTGGTTTAAGCCCGAAAGCTCTGGTGCGGTTTTTGCTTTGATTTCCAAGTATTCTCAAGTAACAGGCAACCGCTCATATCTTCTCCGTTACCTGACAACTCCTTCGTTGAGCATGATTATAAACAACACGGGAAGCTCAAACGAGTCATATACAACAGCCGTTGACCTGGGGACAGGAGCGTTCAAACACATTGTCTGGACTTGGGACGCTTCCGCTTCGCAAGGTCAATTTTATGTAGAAGATGTAAACATTGGTTCACCGACAGGAGCTAAAACTTCAATCTTTGACGGCAACGCCCTCTTTACAATAAGTCGTAGAAGCGATGAAGCAATAGAATATGCAGACGGAGTAATGGACGAAGTAGGTATCTGGAACAGAGTCCTAACATCAGACGAAGTAACAGAGCTTTACAACAATGGAGATGGGCGGACATATCCTTTTGCGGGGGGTGCTATTTTCAGAGTCAGACCGACACTATTAACACTTGGTATAGGATAATGGTATAATATGGGTATGGACTTATTAAATAAAATCCTAAGGAAACGGAGTTGATTTTGAAAGGTGGAGAGAAGTGCTGGCCAAAGAAGAGCTTGATGTCAAAGATATTTTAGAGTTTGCCAAGCACCAAAGAGGACTGATTGAAGACGAATTTGGAAATGTGGATAATGACGCTTTGAAGACTTCCAAGTTGGTGCTACAATACAACCTGTATGGTAAAATAATGTCGTTAATAGAATCACCAAAGCATGAGCGCGAAGCTCTAATCAGATATTTAGAAACTTTATTAAAATAATTATTAGCCCCAACCTAACCACGGCGGGATTCTCAAAAAGAGGATTCCGCTATTTATATTATGAGTGAAATGTCAAATGAAGCCATACAGGCACAACTGGAAGCCAATAGAGTGGCTTCTGCAAGGGTGCAGATTGGCGAACCGATTACCAACGCAACCGCAAGCCAGCCTGTGTATGCCGATTCAGGGTCTAACTTTGCGGCAGGCGCAATTCCATTCTCGCTTCCCCTAACCGGAGCGGCCAGCACAACCCAGACATTCTGGGATATTACGGGGACATCAACCCTTTCAGGTTCAAATGACCTTGGAAGCCAGTTTGTTGTAGGTTCTGCCGTAACTACGGCAACCGTTACGGGATACGTAAAAGTTACGCTGACAGATAGCGGTGGGAACATCACAGACGGCGACCACTATTTACCAGTTTATACCTTAGCGTAGATTATTAGCTAAATTATCATTATGGCAAAAACAAAGAAAGAGGAAAAAGTAGTAGAGCCGGTAGATACCACACGAGAGCAGTTGGAAGCCAGACAGGCGTATCTTCTGGGACTCCTTGAAACTCTTGACCGAGAAGGGTTTAGAGACAGAGGAAACATAGAGGTCGCATTATCAGTCGTTAATCGTGAGTTAAATGCCTAAGAATAGAGGTTACGCAAAACGAAAGGGTAGCTTTACAACAGGGGCAAGCAAGGCCTCTCCAAAGGCCGCTAAGGGGATTGCTAAAGCAACCGCCGCAAGAAAGAGGAGAGTTTAATAAATAATTCGCCAGTAAAGGCGTTAAAATCACCACTTATGGAAGAAAAAGATGTAACTCAGGAAACGTCACCTGACGACAGCCAAGTCGAAAAAACAGAAGACGGGTCCTCCGCTAATGAGGTAATAGAGGCACTCGCTGAAGTTGAGGAGAAGTCTAAGAAGGATGAATCTGAAGAGGAGAAGTCCGAAGAAGAGAAGGGATCTAAAACCCCACCTGAAAATCTATATAAAGCTCTTGAAGAAGAGCGAGGACTGCGTAAAAAGCAATCCGAAGAGATACAGGAACTCCGAGACCAAATTAAAGATATAACCTCCAATTCGTCTGATGCGCTTTCTGAAGACGAGTCCGCCGATGTG